CATCGTACATCTTATGACCATGAGTGTCGTGGATTTCTTTGGCGGCAGTCATGTGTTTATGAAATTCGTGTTCATTCTGATCTGAATGTGTTACTTTAGAGGTATCGTGTTCTGCACCATGCCAATGAACATCTGGATGTTGTTTGAATTTACTTAAATCTGGATGTGGTGAAGCAGACATATGTTCCACATCTTTTCCATGATACTGTTGATGAATTACCACACCAACTTTAGACTTTTTTACTTTGTCTGAATCTTCTTTACTTTTAGGTGTATAGGTAATAGTATTAGGCGTAAAAGATACTTTTTTATCTTTGGCCTCTAGAATATAACTCTCATGCAAAGTCTTAGAATCCGCGTGGTGCATCAAATCACCCTGAAATACACCTTCTTTTGGTGTAACCTTAGGCAAATGTTTTAATGCGTGTTTAAGTGTTTTTGCTAAACCAGGTGCATGACCATGATTCTTATCAATATCAGCTTCGGTATGATTGATCTTTGGGTTCTTATTGAAGGCGGATTTAGTAGCTACAAAGAATTTTTTTGTCTCAGGATGATGGCCAAAAACTATAGAAGGTGAACCATCATATTTCATGGTCAAATTACTATTCTGGTGACCAGACTTAATATGATGATGAGCCTGCATTAGAGCACCGTAAGCATGTTCAAAACCAGAATGACCGTGCATTAGTGGTCGGTCTTCTGCATGGTGAATATGTTTAAGTTGAGAAGGCTCAGCTTCTTCTTTTAGAAATCCTAAAAATGTTTTCATGTTTTTCCTTCATAGATGTGCAACACACTTTGGCTGCTAAGCTTATTTATACAACTTATAAATTTATAAAAGAAAAACTAGAAATATTCGGTTTAATATATATCAATCCTTTTCATTTGCCACAACAAGAATATCATCTACCGTATTTTTAATCAAGTAGTTTTGAGTCACACATTGATATGCACTCTCAAGCACAAGAAACTCATCAGAACTATTCGTATGAAAGTTTTGAAGTATGTCAATAAGTTGTGATTCTGTGGTATATGTGTTTCCATACTCTCTAAGTAGACTAGCTCCAGCAATATCTCTTGATATCCAAGGGGTTTTATTCAACATAGCTTCAAGAATAACCAATCCAAACCCTTCAGAATCAGAGTTCATTATGTAACACTCAGCATCAGCAATAGCATTTTTGACATCTTGAGGGTCTTCTATCATCAACGGAAAGACGATTTCTGAGGCTATTGGCATAAGATTACTACGATTATCGTAACCAGTAGTAACTAAAATGGCATCTTTTAAGTTAGCTTTTTGAAAGGTATTTGCTAATTCAATCATTTTTTTATTGTGCCAGTAACCACCACAAGACAGAAACATCTGTTTATCTTCTGGTATATTATACTTCTTTTTGAATACTCCTTTGACCCCAGTACAGTCTTTAGGTGAAATGCCATGAGTTATTTTACGTGATTTTTCTTGAACAAACCACTTTTCTGTATGTTTCCAGTCTTCCAGAGTAGAACAACCAACATACTTAACATCATTAAGTGCCTGTAAACAAACGGAACTTTCTGATGGTTTAATGAGTAAATATAAAATAGGTGAATTGATGAATTTTGCATTGAACAAAACCGTATTTTGTACACTAACATCTCCACCATGAACTATAACTAAATCTTGATCATTTAGATATTTACCTTCGTTAGTCACCTTTACACCATTTAAATCTCCTTTATGTTCTCCAGCTAAAACGGTAACTTCATGGCCACGAGATAGAGCTTCTTCTGCCATTTGTTGAACATAATATTCTGAACCACCAGGAAATGGTGCATAACGATGTACTACAAAGCATAATTTCATTTCTTAACTCCTATCATCTTCAATACTGCACCACGAGCTGGTTCAGGATTTCTTGTATCAGGTACTTCATGCACATCAAAGAAACCATTCTTAACTAATAAAGTTCTTAATGATAATTCATCAAATCCATTAACATGACCCATACCTGCAAGTTTATATTCATCTTTATTATGAAAACCTCCAAAAAGGTATGACATTGCATTAGCCCATGGTGTCTTAGATTGATTTAACCAGTCTACATTAGCCATTTCTTTCCAGTCATCTTTGACAATACGTTCACAAATCCATCGTACATTTGGTACAGTAACTTCTAGTATACCTCCTTTTTTAAGGATACGATTAACTTCACCCAATACATTATCAATATCAAAGATAGAGATATGTTCAATAACATCACCCATGTAGGCTTTGTTAAAACATTCACTTTCTAATGGATAAGGAGTTATTGTTAAATCATGTAGGCAATTTATGTTACCCCATTGATGTACATCCATAAAGATGTTTGCATCAGGTTTTGGATGTGGTCCTGAACCAATGTCTATAATCATTTTCTTTCAATATCCTCTTCGTCACATTTAACGCCGTATTGTATTTCAATAATTTTTAATTGTTCATTTGTTTGGTTAGATAACTGATGCCATCGACCAATAGGAATATTTGTTGTATGATTTTGATATAACTGACTATCATCAATTAAATCTTGTGTTGCGGGAGATGTAGGTATCAATGTTCTTACATTAGCAGTTCCTTTAACGCAATGCCAATGTTCATTACGATAAAAATGTCTTTGCATACTTAATGCCTTGCCAGGATCTACCACAAGTTCTTTTACTTTAACTTGAGGTGTCTTATATAATATACGATAATACCCCCATTGCCGGTTTGTTTTGAATGATTTCCATTCTTCAAGTATCCAACTACTACTGTTGGCTTTGTGTTCTCCACCAACTCCAAATTTAAAAACAACATCAGTAACCGTCATCTCAGGAATGTTTACTGCTGTCCTATCTCCACCGTTGGCAAATATAATTTCACCATCAGGATGAACACGTTTGACCTGTTCTAATAGGTCGATAGCTGAACCATCATCATCATTAAACCCCATAGTATGGTCTACTGGTTTTAACGAATTGATAATGGTAAATCTTTCACTGAAAGGCATAAACGCTCGGCCTTTTTTACGTTCCAACCAAGCATCACTGTTTATACCAACTACTAGCATATCGCCTAATTGTTTGGCAGCATATAAATAATCTATATGTCCCGAATGCACTGGATCAAATCCACCCGATACTACAACTATTTTCATATAATACCTTTCAATGCATTAGAAATACCTTGATAGATATTGATCTTAGGTTTATAGAATGATAACATTTTTCTATTATCACAACACCTAAACATAACACCTTGCGGTGCCGTAACTATATGATTGAATTTTGGACTATATCCTTGTATACCAGTAACCATCTTAGCTAATTCATTAAATTTTGTTGGTATACCAGAACCAAGATTGACTGGACCTTTAATGTCTTGTTTTATCGCCTCATCAACAGCATCGACAATATCTTGAATATGAATCCAATCTCTTACTTGTTTACCATCACCCCAAATATCAAAAGGATCTTTTAAATCTAAAGCTCTTTTAATAAATGATGGAAAAGGATAAGATAAATCTTGATCTGTACCATAACCACTAAAAGGTCTGAATACATTTACCTTGACACCTTCGGCTTCAAGATATTGCAGACAGTATTCACCAGTTAATTTAGCCCAACCATAAGTCATGTCAGGTAGTCTTGTATCTTTTAAGTCAATATCATATTCAGTTAATTTACGAGACCAATTTCCATTTTGTAGATTAATTGGATATGCTGCGGATGAAGAGAAATATATCACACGACCAGGTTTGGTTCGTAATGCCCATTGAATCATATCAGAATCAATAGCAAGATCGGTAGCAACTGATAATGGATTATTTTCAATCGTATCACGACCACCAACAATAGCGGCTAAATGAATAACCAAATCAAAGTAATCGCTGTTTACCTTAAAGAAATCTCGGCAATCATTACCCTGTTTAATATCAATGCCAAAAATATCTTCTCCTTCATATTTCTTCATAAAATACTTACCAACAAAACCCATGTGACCTGTAATTAAAATTTTCATGTTAATTCTTTCATAGTTATATCATAAATTGATTCATGTACCCAAAAATCATCTACATGATACCAAGGTTTACCTTTATCATAAATTTCACACAACATTACATAACCTCTTGATTGTAGAAATTTTCTAGAATCATCTTTCGTACCAGTTCTTTGAAAATTACATTCTACATCTCCACCATAATCACATTCAAAACTAATAATATTAAAATGATAATTAGTTTCAAATATTTTATATAGTGCTTCTAAAGATAATGTTGTTGGTGGATCAACATCAATCGAGAGATAATCAATAATCTTTGGTGCTTGGTTAGTGTCTAAAAGTTTTTGATAATCGACTTTTGTTGCATCTTCAATATGTAAAATAGAATTATTACGATTTTGTTTCCATCCATCTTCATATTTAGATTCAAGGTCTACACCAATTCCTTTCCAGTTTCTTTCTTTATCAAAGAAACAAGTATTACTCATATAATCCCAATAACAAGCACCAATGTCTAAAAAGAATCCATTTGTTTTCTGTTTTAATATTTTATCAACAATTTCATCTTGACCCAACTGTGAATAATATGTCATATCAAATCTCGGCTGCAGTTATCATATCTTGTACTCTATTAATATATGTATGTTTCGCCTGAATCTTCTTCATTTGTGTGAGAATCTTTTGTTTAGTATTTGGATCATTCTGCATGTTTATGGCAACATCAAATAGATCACCTGAATCGGGAGCATAAGCCATATGACCATCAAACAATTCATATGTCTGTCTAGAGTTAGTCATGCCTAATCCACCATAACTGATATTTTTAATCGCTCGACAAGCGATATAACCATTTGCTATGTGATTAGACGGCCTAACATCTAAAGGTAATAAAGAGTGTATTACATGAAATCGTACTTCATCAGTCGTTAACTGTTTTTGCCATGGTGTATTGTAAACAAAAGGAATATTATTAAGTTCACATTTTTTAATG